GATAGCTGAATACGGCTGCGTTGTTTGCCGCAAATATTTTAAGGTCCATTCCCCCGCTGAAGTTCATCACATCGATGGAAAAACCAAGCCTGGAGCGCATTTGGAAACAATTCCTTTGTGCTACAGACATCATAGAGAAGGAGTCGATAATGACCAACTCACATCCCGACACCCATACAAGCGAAGATTTGAAGAGCGATATGGGACAGAGGTTTCCTTATGGAAATTCTGCAAAGACGAACTTGAGACCTGACCCTACGCCAGAGGAATGGGACCAGATAGCTCATCCTAAACATTACGCACAAACAGCGGTTGAAAGCTGGGACTATCAGAAAGATTTCCTAACCAGGGAGGAATGGCACGGCAAGTGCAAAGGCACAATCGTTGAGTACCTCACGCGAGAAAAATGGAAAGGCGGTAAACAGGACGTGCTGAAGGCAAAGGCATGGCTGGATAAATTTTGCGAAACGTATGAAGACTAAATTTTATCTTGCGGGTTGGGGTTACGCGAATAACGCAGAAGATTTTGTAAAGAGTTCTCGCAGCGGTGGACGCGGTTTTGCCCATGTTCATGGCGAGTCCTCTGGAGATGGCTGGATGCCCCAACAGCAAGGCAGCATCAAAAAAGGATCTAGTTTTTGGGCAAATGACGCATACGCAGCGGGTTCCTCGCAAATATTTAAACAAGGGTACGGCAATGACTGATTCGCGACGAAAAGGAGCGGCATTTGAACGAGATTGTTGCGCTTTATTGAGGGTTGAATTTCCCGACAGGATCGGAATTAAAAGGAATCTCGATCAATATCAAACAGCTGGTTTAGCTGACATCAACCTTGACCCATTTGTGATTGAGTGCAAGCGATATCAAAAAGGCAATTGGCATCATCCAGACTGGTGGTCCCAAGTTTCAAAAGCTGCTTCAGAAACCAGCTTTATGAGAGATGGCGAGGAGATAGAAGCTATCCCAATTTTGTTCTATCGCTTTGATCGCCAACCCATGCGAATCGTTTTGCCGATGAAATTATTCGGCTACCCTGGGGAAGAAACAGCCACAGTTACAGCTACCATGGGCGTTCAGGTGATGAGGTTCTTCTGTGAAACCTAGAGAGTTTCGGCAGATCGTAAAAAATGCGGCGGGAAAAGCAGATTACCCCTCATGCATTGCTTATCTGGATGAGAAGCTACCAGCAGAAATGATGGACCTAGCCCGTCACACGCTTCCTTATTACCTACCACGGGTAATCGTGGAATTGCCCGACAAAGCAGCAAGAAGAAAAGCTATCGAAAGCATCCCAGATGTTGCTGATCCTGAACATACCAAGGAATTTGTAAAGATGGGTGTACAAAAACTATGGAAAGCTAATGTTCAAAGATGATTTACATCGAGGTCAGATGGTGGAGCAGGAATTCTTAGATAGACTGCTGCCAGCTTTCCGCGATGCCTACCGGATCTTCGGCAAGGATAGCAGAGCCGACATTGTTGTTCCTGAGCTGAACATACTGATCGAGGTCAAGTATGACCCTGCTAGTTCAGATACTGGCAACATCGTCATCGAGTACTACCATAATAAACCTTCCGCTCTCACCGTCACAGCTGCTGATTATTGGCTTATCAGCACGGGAGATGAAGAGCTATGGGTTACACCTAAAGGGCTGTATGAGCTGATAATCGAACTGGGACTGGACCCCGTCAGAATTCATGGTCCAGGGGATACTCATGCCAAGTGGGTATTCCTGATTCCCATTTCGCATATTCGGAGGGTTTCTGCGTGATCTGCCCTTTTTGCAGTCATGAACACGATAACGAGGGCGATAAATACGGTTGCCCAAATTGCCTGGGTGATCCTGATTGGGAGGAGCCGAATGAGATGTGACACTAGAGTCACCTACTATATTCCCCGTGGATATGATTACGCTGAAACAAGCGTGAGCTGCGGAGGAACGGACTGGTACGGTGAGCAGAGATTCTGCGATAACTGCTTGGCAAAGGGAGCCGCTCAAAGCGCAGCCGATATTGCCGACAATGATTGGTTAAAAAGTGCTGGGATGCCTCCTCCCAATCTGGTGGAGGTGGCGGGAGTTGAACCAAACACCTAAACTATTAATATATATGGATTTAATGTATTAAATTTCGGCTAATGTACCGATAAATGTACCATTCTAACGCTAGGAGAAATAAAAATGGCAGTTATAGTTGATAACCATTATGGAGTGGGCAGGAGATGCAGGAGATGGGAGGAAGAGATGAAGATGAGGGGGGATTTTCTACCGTCTCAGCATTATAAGGCGAATGAGATACTCGATTTTAAACTCGACATGGATAACGAGGATACCATCTATCGTCATCGTGCGTCTTTTAATACACGTCTTCAAAAAATAGATATTGTTGGCACTGATCTCCACCGAATTATCAGAGGTTGCGTTGAAGACTATTTTTTCAGGAGAATACTGGCTAAATATATCGTTCAGCTAGATCACAAAGAGGGGGGGTTGAGTCCACCCCCTCTGACTTAGCCTTCAACAGCGTGGGGCACTACCTTACCTTTGTCCTCTTGATTTATTGGTTATGCCAGGCATGGAAATTGAAAAAACGGATGATTCCAGATCGGGTGGGGGTCACTGTGCAGTCTATTTCCTCAAAATCCAGATCATCAAAAGAAGGACCAAAATTCTTTGTTATCTCCGCTTTTTCTTTTTTACGTTTTGCTTTGCTGGAAAACGCCATGACCGCATTCTCATCTCCTCCATATCGTAAAATGTATATCTTCATGTCTCCTCCGTGTCTGCCCAACAGCGCCCAATCTTCGTCCTTGATCCTGAGAAGGTTCCAACGTGCCGCCCTGTAGCCTTTTCGACATACAACGAAACAATAGAACTCCGATCTCCGCATCCTTCCACATAAAAGGACTGTTTACCAAAACGATTCTCAAGATATTTAACAAAGTCGGCTTCGCGCATATCTGGTGTCACTCTGTTTAATTTCATAATGCCTCCTCCGTGTATTCCCAAAGATTGATCTCATCATGTGGGCTGCCATCACGAAATTCGGTGACATTCAGATCGAAAACATTGCGCTGCTTTTGCAGCCTCAACGCCTCGCCTATCGTCCAGTCGAAGTCAGGGTCAAAGATGTATTCGACCATGTGATCCTCTGGCGTTCTTCGTTCTGATTCCGGCACGGTATAGTAGGCGATTTGAAACGCTTCATGCGCATACCATTCAATGATTTCAGTATGCCCGCTGAGAGAATCAAACTTGCTGATTTCCATATATTGGGAACCGCTATCCCCAACACCGTTTGGATTTTCCATCTCCAGATACTTTGCAACGCTGCCATAGTCACGTTCAATCCAATCAACGTTAATCTTGCTTGGTTTGTGCGCTTCCACGAACGCGATTGCTGCTTCTTCTATATTCATCCTTGTCTCTCCCTTTCCTTCTCTAGTTTTATTTTCAAAAGCTCCATCGCCATATCGCTCATTTTCCGGTGACCGACTGTGCCTGGTGTCTTGCGCCAAGCCTTCACAGTCTCATCGCTAACACCAATGATTTGGGCTATCTGGTACTTGTTCAGCTGCCTCTCTTCCATCAGCTGGATGAGCTGCTCATTGTTTGTTGTCACGTTCAAATATCTCCAGTTGATTGTCTATTTGCTGGTTAACTTTGCGTTCCCAGCTGTATTTTGAGGGACCATGCCCCCGCATAATCTCATCATTATGTATTTTGCTCAAGCGCTTGGCTTCCTTGAACCATTCCCACAAATCCTCCGCAGCCCAGCTGTCATCCAGCAATCCTGCCAGTGTTTGGAGCATGTAATCCCAGTCCGCAAACCGGAAAAGCAGCTGGCAATCGTCAGCAAATTTGCTGCTGAGTACCCGCCTAATTTTCCGCATCTCTCGTTCATGATTTGTCATGAAAGTTCTCCGTTAAAAATTGTTTGATTGTTAGCTCTGAGTTTTCGATCAGGTTCAACAGCTCATTCCACTCAGTCAGCGTCCAGCATTCCTTGTCTCCAGCCACTGCATCTGCCACTGCCTCGCAGAGCTGATTGTTTTTCGACAGGGAATACTTGATCTTTTTGTGATCGTGAGCCGCCAGATCGAAGCCCTGTTCAGGCTTGCCGATGATCAAGACCGCTCCTCGATCAGCTGATCCAGCAGCTTGCCCATGCGCAGGATTTCATCCTCCACGAACTGGGCAACTCCCTGTTTGGCGCTGGCTTCAACCGCCCCTGGCTGCATGAACCTGACCAGCAGCTGGGCTTGCGTAGACCAGTTATGCCCAATGTCCATTTTCCGTGGTGTCGCTTCTTTGTTTGTCAATTCCATAACACAGTTCCTTGGTTAATTTTTGGTTTGGCGGGAAAAACAGAATCCACCCCACAGTCTCCCCTGATTAGGAAAGACTGTATGGTGACCACTGATCACAACCCCCAGTCACTAATTGATTTGGCGAGTGGGATGTCCCAGCCGAACATCGAGCAGCCTTCAGCTGCGGTGATGTCTGCCGGAGTGTTGCCGTAGACCGAATTGGCTGCCGCTAACTTGGCATCAATCGCATCATCAGATTCAGCGTCAAGCATCATGGTTGCAGGGAAGAAACCTAACTTGCCTTGAACAAGGCAAATGGGCTTCCCAGTCGTTTGGTGTCGCAGAAAAAATCGTCGTTCGATTTTCATGGTTGAACCTCCCTGGTTCGTTTGTTGATGTGATCTGCCATCATCAGGCAAGAGGAAATCACCCTCCTGCGACACCCCGTAGGGCGTTTCGGCTACTCGCAGCAATTTGCTGGGTGATGCTTGTCACTACGATAGTCGTGACCGCATGTGCAAAAATTGCGTAAGTCTGAATCGTCGTAATCCTCATAATCTATAAAGTCATCCCAATCTGGTTCCATCTGTCTCTCCTTGGTTAAGTGCGGATTGCACATCAATGACCGCTCAAAGAACGGTCATTAGTTTGCAGTCAGCTATCTGTCTCGCTGAACGAATGCCTCATAGTGATTGATCGCAATTTCAAGGTATCCCTTCCAATGTGCCATGACTCGACCGCTGCTAGAGTCAGCGCTAATGGAATGATCTCCCGTAGGCGAACCCGTGAAATGAACACGATCACCACGCAGCGTTGCTAACAATTCCACCCCATTTCCCAGCTCGTACCTCATGCCGCCACCTCCTCTGCTGCTTGGAATGAGGCGATCAGGTCAACGGCTTTTTGTGCCGCTGCCGCAGCGGTGAAGATCAAGCGCTTGTCATTCTCCAACGCCCGTAACCAACTCTGCATATACTGGATGTGGTCTGCGCGAGGCTGGACGCTGATCCCTAAGTGTGCACACTGCATCGCTGCCCCGATTTCTGCGACCAGCTCCTCAGCTGCATATTTGGCATCACCGAACTTGGCGTGATTGATCCGGTCCAGGCGTTTCTTGCAACCTGTCCAGTGGGTTAGCTCATGGAAAGCGGTGCTGTAATAGCATTCAGTTGCCGTGCTGGTTTCGGTAGCCTTAAATGACTCAGGGCAGGGCATGCTGATGGTGTCGGTTGAAGGCGTATAAGAAGCCTTTCCGGCGCTGTTGAATGTAACGGTGGCTCCAGTAGCCTTGATCCAGGCTTCAGCAGCAGCGTGGATCTCAACGTCACTGGTGGCTTCCTTTACTTCGGGCGCTTCCCATCCGTCAACCTGATCGGCTGCAAAAACGGTGCTGTATCGGAGGAGCGGAAAACTGCTTTTTTCGCCCTGCTTGTTTTCTTTTTCCAGCATCTTGAAGAAAACAATCCGGACCCCTTTAGCGCCTTTGCGTACTTGTGCGCCCTTGCTCTGCCACTGCTTATAGCTGGCAAAGTAGGTCTGCCCAGTCATTGCGAGAATCAGGGTGTTGATGCCCCTGTACTCATTGCCCGTCGAGGCATTCGTTGGCATGCCGCCAGCTAATGAGCCGAACGGTTTAAGCCAGTTGCCAGCGTCTTCCTGGATAGCTTCCGCGATCTGATCAGTGACTTGTTGATAGATGTCTATTTTCATGTTTTACCTTCCTTGGTTGGTTTAGTGTGGTTCCACATAGCCCACTCAACGAATGAGCTATAGGGATTGCCTCTTACTCTCCCGATCCCTGATAAGCTGCATCGAGGAATAGCTCCCTGAAACCGATTGCTGCGACCACAAAATAGCGATTGTCTTCGTCTTGCAGAACATCCCCCATTGACAACGAAGCGATGAAGGGCTCGTGCTTAGTGATCAGCTCAGGCTTGCCCCAATGATTCATGAGGGCGTAAGCCTCCTCTAAGTCATCGGTAGCCACGTCGGCAACGTGGGTGAAGTCCTCGAACCAGTCCTCAGCCTTAAAATCACTGAAGAACTTGTGACGGTGAGCCTCTATTTTTTCGTTGGTTCCGTCGCCAAAATCCCCACTGTTCAACGGGTCGTAATCTGCGTCGGTTAAGTACCACTGATAAACTTTCAACATGTTTTACCTTCCTTGGTTAGCTGGCTTGTGCCAGATTGGTGAATAGCGCAAGCGCCAGGTTGTAGGGTTGCCGGAAATCTACCGACTGACCCAGAATCTCGTGCGCCGTAGTCTTGACCTGTCCCTCGATAAGGCGTTCAGGAATCCCTTTGATCCGCGCATGCTCTACTGGGCTGAACAGTCGCTCTTGCCCCTTCTCGTTGACAATGAACGGTTCAGTGCTGCGCTTTTTTGAATAGAATCGCCCGATGGTCCCGCAGCGGTCCTCAGTGCCAACTAGCAGCTGGCGCTTGAATCCTTTGCCAGCGGCTTTGTCCCGCGCTGCTTTAACATGAAGGTGCTTATTGCTTGACCATTTTTCGACGGTCTGGTTTGGATCGAGAATCTCAGAAATGCACTTTCGAGCCTTCTTTAAGACAGGCAGTTGTAGCTGCTTAGGGGCGAGTCCTTCGCTCACTGCAACCATCCAATACCTTTCGCGGTTTTCAAGCGTCCCAGTGTGGGCTTGGTTCAAACATTGCTCGAAGATCCGGTATCCCGTTCTTCGCAATTCAGCGGTCAGCAGCTGGTATATGGGAGAACCCATTGCCTCCGTCACGTTCTCACTGATCAGGACGGCTGGGTTGGCTGACTTGATGGCATTCATCACGCCGAATAGGGCGGTCCCTGAGTGCTCTTCGCTGGTCATCTTGTGCTTGCTCTTTCCAGCTTTTGAGAATCCAGCACACGGCATGGAGAAGGACAGAATGTCAACGTCCGTAAACAGCCTTGGATGGATTTCTTCAACACTCCCGATTAAGAACTGGGTCTGGTCGTCGATGGCAAGGCAATTTTGCCCAGCTGATTCTATATATTTAGATTCCATCTCAGCGACCCAAGCGACTCTTGACCTGAGTCCAGCCTTCTCACCCGCCATGGCGATCGCCTCAGTAGAGATGCCGCCGCCCGTGAACATGGATGCTTCCAATAGGCGACCAGCTGCTTTTCGCTGTCGAAATTTCTGCTCCCGCATGATCTGACTGACTGACTCATGATGCTGCTGAATCATTATGATGCCGTCAGACAGGACCACTTGAATTTTAGAATTGGCGGGAAAAACAGATTCCACCCTCCGCCCCAGCAAGTCGATTATTGGGCGATCTTGCCCATTACGCTTGGCAGCGCTGACCTTGCGATCACCGTGCTTATCTAGCGTAAGGGTGATGCAGTGATTGTCTGGCTGAAAGTCAGCTATATAGAGTGCATCGGATACGAACCCGCACTGCTGTAACTTCTGACCTTCAAGCCAAAGCCGAACACCCCTTGGTGTTTTCTTCGTCGCGGTATAGCTTGTTTGTCTCATGCTTAACCTTCCTTGGTTAGTTGCTTGCCTGCCTTGTTTGCGACAGGGACAATGTCCCTTTTACAGCGTTAGATGATAAAAAGCAAGGTTTCGTGCTAAAATAATTTGCAAGCACTTTAATGAATTTGACGATGGACCTTGAACAGAGATTGGATCGGATAGAGCAAAGGCTAGATGCGCTAGTCACCCAACTGACTGATATGGGGCGGTTCGACGAGCGGCTGATATCTGCCTTTAACAAAATAAAGCGGCACGAACAAAGGCTCGACCAGCTGGAGGATGAACAGCGCGAACATGGCGAGGAGCTGGCGAAGGTCAACTCGTCGTCCTTGGTCTATGAACGTGCTGGCTGGATTCTGTTTGCGGCTGGCGTCAGCGCTTGGGTGAAATTTTTATGAGGCGGGAAAAAACGAAACAACCCTCAGTGCCTTCTACTGTTACAGAGAGTAGAGCATTAACAGAGAGACAAAGGCGGTTCGTTCTAGAGTACATGGCATCCGGTAACGGAGCTGACGCAGCCAGAAGAGCAGGTTATAGCCAACGCTGCGCTAAAGAGCAAGCCGCGGAGAACCTCACGAAAACTAACATCAAAGATGAGATAGACAGGAGAACGGCGGAAATGAGCAAAGAAACGGTTGATAGAAGGTCTCTTTGGATTGATGAGCTGGAACTGTTAGCCAAAGGATCAGACAAGGATAGCGACAGGCTCAGAGCTATTGAAGCACTGTTTAAGGCTGAAGGCTGGTTAGCTCCAGAAAAGCAGGAGGTAACCCAGTTCAGCAGTACATTCTTAGCTGATCTGGACCTAGAGCAGGAAGAAAAGCCTAACGAAATCAACGAGTTGCATTAAAGGAAGATGTTATCACTGAGGAAACCGCCCAGCGAATCCGCCTGTCGCATCGCGCCGCATGACAAAGGAAGGGAGGGGATAGGGCGTTTCCCAGGGGGGGCGGTTCCTTCATGGTTCCATTAGTCCTCCCTTACTAACCAAAACCCAAAATGGAGAAATCATGACACCGTTTTTAATGAATCAAGAGACCGCAGCGGCATATGTAGATTTGCCTGTTGCTGCGTTTATAAATTATTACCAGGAGTATCTTGATGTAGTTGTGATGAATGATTCGGATATGTACCGAAAGGACGATATTGAATTTGTAACCAATTTTTTTTTCAGACAGCACCGACAGACCCCAGCTGATGAATTGGGTCTTCATATAGTGGATTGATATGGACATAAAACTAGAGAGATTTTGTTATCACCCTAGAGGCACTCTCGGCTCCATAGAGCTTGCTGGAGAGCGTTTCTATACAATTGAGAAGCCGTGGAGGGATAACCATAAAAACGTCTCCTGCATCCCTGAGGGCGCTTATATGACGAATTATATAACGTCTCCGAAGTTTGGTCCGTCTTGGCACATAGAAAACGTCCCTGGCAGGACGCATATTTTGATACATCCTGCTAATTTTGCAGACGATATTCAGGGGTGTATCGGGCTTGGTATGGACCTGATGGGGGATAGGGTTGGGGTTGCGGAGAGCAGGAAAGCGGTAGATATGTTTGAACTGATGACAAAGGGTGCAGAATGGCGGCTAGTAGTCGTGAATGCAGCATTTGCGGGACTGTAAAACCACGGGAGCAGTTCTCTGCTGGCAAGCGGCAATGCAACTCTTGTCGGAGCGACAAAAACGAAGAACGCAAGTTTGGAGATTTGCGATCTTATCTGAGGGCGAAACTGCACCAGGGGAAATATAACAGAAAAGATAAAGGACCAAGTGACATAGACATAGATTACCTGATGGAGTTGCATGAGCGACAGTCTGGATGTTGTGCATTGACCGGACTTCCAATGATGCACTCAGCAACGTTTAGCGATTTAAGTGTGAGTATTGACCGGATTCAGAGCCTAAAAGGTTATGAAAAAGGCAATGTGCAGCTGGTTTGCGCTAGGGCAAACATAATGAAAAGTGATCTAGAGCAGGATAAATACATTTGGTGGTGCAGAACAGTGGCAAATAATGACGGAAATTAATGATGTTGCGAGGAAATTGAAGGCAGATTTCCCTGTTTACGCGAAAAATATACTGAAAATAGTCACAAAAGAGGGTGAAATTAGCCCATTTGTCATGAATTCTGGGCAAAAATGGCTTCATGAGAGGCTAAATAATCAGCTTGATGAGCAAGGAAATATCCGCGCTTTGATCCTAAAAGCACGTCAAGTGGGTATATCTACCTATGTAGAGGGGCGTTTTTTCTGGAAAATCACCCAAAATCGCAATGCAAATGCGTTTGTTCTGTCGCATCTGGCGGAATCCACTAACTCAATATTCAACATGGTCCGGTTTTTCTACGATAATGTGCCGCATCCTGCCTTTAAACCAGATTTAGCCAGTCAATCAGCTAATGCGTTAGTGTTTGATGGCATTAATTCCCGATACAGGGTGGGAACTGCACGGTCCACGCAGACGGGCAGGGGGCAGACTAATCGATTTGTGCATGGTTCTGAAGTGGCGTTTTACCCCCAGGGTAGCGATATTGTGGCGGGATTGCTGCAAACGGTAGGGGGTAAAGATTCAGAAGTCATTTTAGAAAGTACGGCAAATGGTGCGGGTGGTTGGTTCTACGATCAGGTGATGAAGAGCTTGCGGGGGGAGACGGAGTGGATTACTTGTTTTATCCCGTGGTTTTGGATGAAGGAATACCAGAGAAAACCATCGCCGTATTTTGAGCGCACCCCAGAAGAAGATGCACTGGCTAAGACCTATAACCTCACTGATGCGCAATTATGCTTCCGTAGAGCGAAGTTAGATGAGCTAGGCAGTAATGACCTGTTTCGCCAAGAATACCCCTCTACGCCCCTAGAGAGCTTCCTGACCAGTGGTCGATGTTTCGTAGAAGATCAAGCATTAACCATGTGTGAGAACGACTGCTATTCCCCCGATTTTATTGGCGAATTCCGAAACGGAGAAATGTTTGCGCGGCAGAGTGGTCCATTTCGGCAGTGGGTTGCGCCAAATAAGGAAGAGAGCTACACGGTTGGCGTTGATGTTGCGGAGGGTTTGAGCTACGGAGACTACTCTTGCGCTCAGGTTCTAGACTCATCTGGGTATCAGGTGGCTTGCTGGCACGGGCATATCGATCCGTTTGAGTATGCCGAATTACTCAAAGAGATAGCGTTAAGGTATAACAACGCCTACGTTATCGTTGAGAGAAACAACCACGGGTTGACCACGCTAAGACGATTGCAGGATCTGGGATACAGCAACCTGTATATAGAAAGTAGTGTCGATGGCGCTTATGGTGACCGGATGACCAAGCGGGGTGGTTTTTTAACGACAACAAAAACCAAGCCGCTCATTATTGATAATCTGGCAGCATTACTCCGACAAAGAGAGAGCGGCATAGCGGATATGGAGCTGGTGAACGAATTACGCACCTATGTGATTGATGACAAAGGGAGTTACAATTCGCAGTCAGGATGTTATGATGACAGGGTGATGGCTTATGCCATTGCAACGCATGGACTCGCTTCAATGCCTAGACCAAGGCATTTAACAATATCGAACCGATTTAAAACTTTAGATCCGGTAGTAGGTTATTAATGAGCGAAGTTCTAGCGATAGAAGAAGAGTATAGTGACGAAGACCTTGATGGTCTTCAGCCAACGGAACTCCAGTCCTTGGGGTCTCGCCTGTCTGCGACTTTTACGGAATACAAAGACGCTCGAAAAGAAACTGAAAACGAGTGGCTTAAAGATTTGCGCCAGTATAATGGTCAGTATGAGCCAGAGGTTCTAGCTCGATTAGAGGCAGCTGGTGCGAGATCGAAAATCTTTGTTGGCTTAACACGTACTAAAGTTATGGCGGCATATTCAAGAATAATCGACCTATTATTCCAGCATGGCGATTTATTTTTCGCGGTAACCCCTACCCCTATTCCCCAAATCGATCCCATGAAGATGATGCAGATGCGCCAGATGGCGATCCAACAAGTGACCGCTGCGTCAGGCATGGACCCAAATCTCAACCCTGATCTTATCCAGGCTAGAATGGAAGAGATAGAAGAAGAGCTAGATAAGGTCGAAAAAGAGATAGCCGAAAAAGCGGCTAAAGCCATGACGATTGAGATTCAGGATCAGCTGGCGGAAACAAATTCTGAGCAGAAGCTAAAAGAGAGCATGTTGGAAGCGTGTATTTTTGGCTCTGGTGCTATAAAAGCAGGAACAGTCCGAATAGATCAAAAGCAGTCGTATTCAAAGGTTTTAGATCCCCAAACGGGACAATCTGGGTTTGCGCTTTCTGTCATCGAGGCTCCTATGCCTGAGGTCGAATCCGTTTCGATTTTTGATCTATACCCCGATCCTTATTGCACTAACTTGCAGGACTGTGACGGTTTATTTAGGCGGCACATTCTGACTCGTAGGCAATTGCGCGAGCTAGCTGATCTGCCTGGATTTGATGGCGAAATGGTCCGTTATCTCTTAAAGATACATCGAAAAGGAAACCACACAGAAGAACCTCATGAGACTACCCGTAGGCGTATAGCAGGGATCAACGACAACAATTCGAGTTCTCGTTATGAAGTATACGAATACTGGGGGAATATTGACGGTTATGAACTACAAGATCACGGCATCGAGTTGCCAGAAGGCAGCGATCCTGCCGACGATTATAGCGCTTGTGTATGGTTATCTGACGGCAAAGTTTTAAAAGTAATGATGAATCCGGTGGGCGGTTATAAGTTGCCTTACCATATCTTCCCTTATGAGAAAGCGCCCCATCAATTTTGGGGTACAGGCGTACCTCGAATGATGCGCGACTCTCAAGGCACAATGAATGCTGCCACTAGAATCTGGTTAGATAACCTGGCACTGAGTTCCGGTCCTATGGTTGAGGTGAACACCGATTTGCTTGCAGCTGGCGAAGATCCTACAGACATTCATCCCTGGCGAGTTTTTTTGCGAGAGGGTGGGGATGGTTCGATGCCAGCGGTCAGATGGTATCAACCCGTAGCTAATGCCAACGGACTAAACCAGATTGTTGAGATTTTCCGCAGATTTGCGGACGAAACTACCAGCTTGCCCAGTTATACCCACGGTGAGCAGGGTAAAGGTTTAAACAAGACGGCGACAGGAATGTCAATGTTAATGGGGGCAGCGAATGTTGCCCTTAAAAGTACGATCAAGAATATCGATGATTTTCTGATCGAGCCTATGATCAAGGCGTTATTTCATTGGAATATGGAATACAGCGCCAACGAGAAGGCGAAAGGCGATCTCAGGATCGTAGCGAGGGGTAGCACTGCCCTCATTCAAAAAGAAGTGCAATCCCAGCGACTCCTGCAATTCTTGTCGCTTGTGAACACTCCCATGGATATGGCTTTAGTGGATCGAACTAAGTTGCTGCGTGATATTGCGCAGAGCTTGGATATTGATCCAGATGAAATTATTAAATCTGATGAGAGGTTACAGGCTGAACAAGCAATCCAAAATCAAATGCTCGCTGGAGCAAGCGAGGGCAGTCCTGGCGTTGAGAACTCAGGGGGAATGGTCCCTCCTGTCTCTGCTCCTGGAGTCCCGATTAGCTGATGCTCAAGAGCGTTTAGAACAGTCAGACGAAAAGAATTTTAAGTTTGAGCAAGGGAGGCTTCTTGAGCTTCGCTTTTTGCTTGATCTTGAAGAAACGGCAAAAACCGTTTTAGACAAAGCGCGGACCCAAAAACGGATATCCGCAATTGAATAACGAACATCTCGATAGAGACTCGTAGGAAAAATTAGCATGGCTAAAAAAAATGACCCAGAGCGTTTAGAAGCAGAAGTCCAAGAGTTGATGGACCAATACGCTGCCCAGGAAGAAACCCCAGAGACCGCGCAGTCTCAAGAGGATATTTCGGAAGAGGAGCAGACAGTATCGGAACAAGATACCCCCGATCCAACGGATACGGTTGAAGCTCAGACGGAAGAGGAACCCGTGAAAGAGGAATCAAGAGGCGATGACTCCGAAGCGAGGGCAGCTTTAGCAAAAGCTGAAAGAGCGATGAAAGGCGCACAGGCAAAAATGACCAAGGCAACGACAGAAGCTGCTGATCTGAGACGGCAAAATGCTGAATTGATCAAAAGCATTACGGAGCTAAAGAGTCAACTTGTAGAAAAGGAGCGAGACGATGGCAAGCTGGACCAAATTAGAGAAGATTATCCGGATTTGGCTGGACCGCTGTTGGACGAGCTTCAACGGACACAAGCAGAGGTACAAAAGGCTAAAGAAGCTTTGGCTGGACAAGAGCAGCAACGCATGGCGGAAATTCAAGAACAGTCTGCACAGGCTCATTTTGAACGCATCCAAATGGCTCACCCAGACGTGGAAGAAATTACTTCGACTGCTGACTGGAGTGAGTGGTTAGACGTTCAAGATGCCCAAACGCAAGCTTGGATCGAGAGTGGAAGCAGCAATGACGTTAATACTGTTCTTAGTCGGTTTAAAGAAGACTTAGGACTTCAACCTCAAATAAAGCCTCAAGAGACTGTTTTGCAGAAAGCAAAGAAGGTCGCAGAACCTAAATTGCCGAAAGCTAGAAAACAGAACCCTAACCGCGAATCAAGAACCTGGAGCGTGGAAGAGATTTCTCGGATGTCGAATAGTGATTTTATGAAGCATCAAGGGGAGATTTTAGAAGCGATGAAAGGAGGACAGATTCGCCAACATTAACTCTTGAATGAGGAAATTTTAGATGGCTTTTTCACAATTTTCTACGGGTGCTTCTTCTGAAGTTAACTTTATTCCCGAAATTTTTAGCAAGCTCTTGCAAGCTAAATTTTACAATGCGTCAGTCCTTCCAGCGATCAGTAATACTGATTATGAGGGAGAGATCAGCGCAGCGGGAGATAAGGTGACAGTCAGAACTGTACCTGCTGTAACAATCAGCGACTACGCTGGCTCATTAACTTATCATGAATTGGCAACGTCCAAGATCGAGCTTTTGATTGATAAGGCAAAGAGCTATTCGTTTAAAGTTGACGATGTGCTGAAGGCGCAATCTGATATCGACATGATAAAAGAAGCGACTACAGACGCAGCTGAAGCTATGCGAATTGCTGTTGAGACAGATGTCTTAGCAAACGTATACGCTGGTGGCACATCCGGTGCTGGCACAGATACGACGATCACCACGTCAAACATTTTGTCAGAGATTCTGACAATGAGTAAGACGCTGGATGAGCGTAACATTCCAGAGGACGGACGATTTATCGTTATGTCTCCGGAATTCATATCTTTGCTCAAGCAGACCGAATTGAGACAGGCTTACTTAACGGGCGATGCGACATCACCCTTGAGGAATGGGCAAGTAGGAACGATTGACCGCTTTACGGTTTATCAGTCCAACATGCTTCCTGTTGTATCCGGTCATACCCAGGTTATTGCTGGACACCCGAAAGGTATTACCTTTGCGAGTCAGTTCACCAATGCTGAGACTTTACGCCTTGAAAACTCATTTGGGGACGCGGTTCGCGGACTCAAAGTGTACGGCAGTAAAGTAATCACTCCTGAGTGTATTGTTGCTGGTAGCTGGACTTAAACGATTAGGGGGGAGGGAAACCTCTCCCCTTATTTAAGGAGTTGATCATGAGCGAAACGAAGACTAAGAAAGACGATTTATACAGTGAAGCCTTAGAGGAGTTCGGCACTAAGCTGGACCGAAGACTGACGCTTCAACAGCTTGAGGATCAGCTTTCAAGGCTGAAGACAGCCAAGAATTCACCAATTAACCAACAACCGAAGCTGAGACCTAAGATTGTGCTGAACATGGTAACGGGGCATAAGTTCCCTTATCACAGCGCATTTAAGGGCAACGCAGACTTACAGGTTGTTGAGTGGGAGGAAGATGATGGCAACGAGTAAAGTCGTTGATATTTTGGACCGTGCTAGCATTATCCTCCAGGATAATACCAATGTGCGATTCCCAAACGCAGAGCTATTAAAGTTTTTTAATGACGCTCAAAAAGAAGTAGTTCTTCATAGACCTGACGCTAAGATGGTTAACGAAAGCTTCTCTTGCGCCTCTGGCAGCAAGCAAACCTTGCCATCAGCTGCTTTGCGGCTAATTGAGGTGGTGCGTAATGTCGGTGGTAGAGCAGTAACCCAGGTTGACAGGAAAATCCTAGATGAAACGCTTCCGAATTGGCATGAAGCAACTGCCGGAACGAATAAGATTGAGCATTACGTCTATGAATCAGCTGATCCAAAGAATTTTTATATCTACCCAAAAGGTGTTAGTGGAACTCATTCATTGGAAATAGTGTATAGCTCAAGCCCATCTGAACTATCTGTATCTGATTTTGGGACAGATACCCAGACAATTAGTCTGGATGATGTCTATGCAAACTGCATCTTGGATTATATTTTGTATCGGGCATACCAGAAAGACAGCGAGTATGCTGGTAACGCTCAACGAGCTATGATGCATTACAGTAGCTTTACTAATGCCCTGGGAGTTAAAACTCAAGCAGATGGAGCTACCACTCCAATTGCAAATACCCCTGACATGAATGCTGGTCGTGTTTAGTGAAATTCTCGGACTTCAGCCCATACATTAGACCGGAGGTGCAGGGTTGTCCGGACTTCATTATTGAACGTGCGGTTCGAGACGCTGCAATCGAGTTTTGCCGCCGGACTGACGTGTATGTAACTGAGCCTGAGTTTATAACCATTACGCCTGGTGTAAACGAATACAGTGTTTCTTTGCCAACCAGCACAGAGCTAAATCATATATTGGATATTTTTAATGATACTCAAGCTCTAACGCCTGTGGGCTATTCTGATCTATTGAGAAGGCTTGGTGACGAGACTACAACAGGAACGCCAAGGTACTATTCCCAGAGAGATAACACAGACTTCTATGTGGCTCCAATACCAGGCGCGGCAGATAGTTTTCGAGTGGTATATTCGGTCAAACCTACTTCTACCAGCACGTCAATCCCTGACACGGTTGGAAAAGAACACAGAGAGACGATTAGTCATGGCGCTCTGTATCGACTGCAAATGATGTCAGGGCAACCATTCTCTAATGGAAATGCTGCTGGAATGAACAAAGCACTCTTTGAAAAAGAGGTGGGGAGAGCAATCAGGTCAGTGAAATATGGTTTTTCCGGTGGCACTTTGACAGCAACCCCACGGGAGTTTATTTAATGGCATATCTTACGACGATTGATCTGGTTCAGGGAGACCAACTCCCAGAGATTGAGATCACACTTAAAGACTCAAACACGGCAGCTGATGGAGCCGTGCTTGACGCAGAAGACGCATCAACTTTCGCTCCACTGGATCTGACTGGCGGTTCGGTCAGAATGAGGCTCAGAAAGGTTGGGGGAACCACGTTAATCAGCACGTTGGTGGGAACGATAACTTCCAGCATATTGGGAACGGTTACCTTTGTGTTTGATTCTGACACGTTGGCTTCAACGGGGATACTCGAAGGAGAGGTCGAGTTCACCGACAACTCTAACCGCACACAAACTGTAGTGGATCTGATTAAGTTCAAAGTACGATCCCAATTTGGGTAATACCTAATGGCGATTTATGCCTCAGTATCCCATCGAAAGCTCCATGTTCAGGCGGCAACCCGAAGTCTAACGCTTACAGTTGAGAGTCAGGAATTCTTTGCGCAAATTAAAGAGACTTCTCTTTATGTTTCTCCCGAATGGAGAAGTCTGGCAGCGGGGATTAATTATCAACAGCTAAACGCACAGGTTCAATGGAAGAACCTCTTTCTGTTTGATGTTCATGTTAATCCAGAAAAAACTCTTTACTTGCTGTCTGACAGTTTTGGTTTTGTGGACTCTGCTGCAATTACGCCAAGACCGTTTTATACAGATTCGTTTCAGTTCTCTGATAGCTCGTATTTGAGCGTTTCAAAGTCAAGATCAGACGAGTTTTCTTTCTTTGATTCTGCGGTCTCAAGCGTTGTTGTAGCGAAATCAGATGCTCTCTCTATGTCTGAGTCCTCGTACTTCTCTACTTCTATAGCAAAAAGCGAAACTTTATCAATTTCTGATAGCGTGGCAACGCTGGTTGATTATGGAAAATTGATATCGGACAGCACCACGTTGTCTGACTCAGCTGCCATGACTGTTGCTTCGGTTGCGTCAGAAACTGTGAGCTTGTCCGACTCTGCCTATTCCAGGGTTGATCTTGGTCGCAGTGATTCATTTAGCTTTGTAGAGGATGTGGATTTTTCATCTGTTAAAGCTGTAAATGACACGACAGATACTCTAGGTGGCAGCAGGGTTGACTTAGAGGAAGTGATAAGCTTCGTCCGATCCCCGTATAACTTTAATTATACCTGGGATGGAACTTCTTTAGATGTGAGCGGATCTCTTCCAGGAGACGTTTCCATCACAGATTCTCTGAGCGGGACTGTCTCTAAAGCGTTAACAGACGCTTTTACTCTCGATGACTTCGCCCAAATAGACAAAGATGTTTTTGGAGTTAAATCAAATATTTATAGTTTGGCAGATAGTCAAGCAATTGCTTTGTCAAAAGTCCTCGCAGACTCTATAATAACAATGGATTCCCCCGCTCTTCATACGTCAAGAGTGGACACGGATAGCTTTACGTTTGATGACGTAATCGTGCTGTCTCCAAGGAAGGTAGTAAACGACAGCTTTAGTGTTACCGAAGTGCTTTTAAGTGAACTGACCGTTGCGTCAGGGCGCTTAAACTCATCTGAACTTGGGTTGACGCTATTAAATGCCGACTAACTTGGAGACAATTATATGATCCACGATGATCTAAAACTAAAGGGTCGATTAAATCTGGTTTTGCGTGGTCCGGACGGAGACGTAAAGCAGGAAGAAGAGATCGACAACCTCGTAGTAACAACAGGCAAAAATTTTGTTGCTTCTCGAATGGCTGGCACGTCTTCTAGCGTGATGAGCCACATGGCAATAGGTACTTCTAGCACAGCCGCAGCCGCAGGAAATACTGCCTTAGGGACGGAATCTGCTAGAGTGTCGCTAACATCAACAACAGTCAGTGGAAATGACGTTGTTTACGTTGGCAACTTTGCCGCTGGGACTCCCTCAACTGCTACCGCAGTAACAGAGGCTGGGCTACTGAACGCGAGTTCTGGGGGGGCGTTGTTAGCGAGAACTACCTTCTCAGTCATAAATAAAGGGACAGCAGACGCTCTTACGATCACCTGGACGGTATCGGCTAGCTAGGAGCAAAGATGGGAATTAAATTCTCTAACCTAGCCAGCACAACGCTGTCTAGCGGGATATCGTCTTCTGCAACTTCAATAAGCGTAACTAGCGCAAGCGAGTTTCCAGCCATTGGCGCTGGAGACTATTTTTATGCGTCTATTGGTTTTGGCGATGGTTCTGAAATCGTCAAGGTTACCAGTGTAAGCGGAAGCACATTCACAGTTACCCGTGGTCAAGACGGATCGACTGCTGCTGCCTGGGCATCTGGAGATACAATATCTCTGCGTGTTGTGGCAGCTGCTCTAACAGATTTGAGCGCTGAGTCTTTGTCGATAGACGGCGGCACGGTATCAGGTGACGTAGTTATATCTGGGTCAACTACCGACTCATCAGCACACTCTTTAGACATTACCGACAGCTCTGGAAACTCAAATTTTAAAGTCCGGAATGACAGGAGACAATTCTTTCAGGGCGTTTACGCACACTTCCAAGGGTCATCAGGGCTTTACGTCACGAATGCAGCCACCTTCAGAGGGGGTATAAGAAACGACACATCAGGGCAGCCATTGATCGTGATGGACTCCATGAAGGTTAATGATGATCTTAATGTCGTTTCTGGATACGAGTTAAATGGTACAGAGATTATCGATTCAAGTAGAAATCTAACAAACATTGGGGCTATCTCTAGCGGACCTCTTGCAGCAACAAATAACAGCAACGCGACATCAACAATCAGTATCACAAACACCACAGTCGGAACAGCTGCAAGAGCTAATCTGAGAATGATAGCCAGTTCGGCTCAACTCGACTTGTTCGCCACAAGTTCAGGATATACAGGAGTGTCTGGATGGGGCGATGCGGGGATCATCAGTTCCAGCAGTTCAGCAAGTAACGGCATAAAAATTAACGCCCAGGATGGAGGTGTTGATTTACAGATTGGCACAACAACTCAAGCGAGATTGACTGAAGGCGGCAATTTTGTTGTTGGCGGAACTCACCGCACAGCAGCAACACTGGAAGTAGTAGCGGAAAATACCGCTGGTTCTCCAGCAATGACCGCTGGAATCAAGCTCAAAGGGTATGAAGCTAGAGGTATGGGAATTCATTATTTCAATACTTCATATTCTGGGAAGGAGTGGTTCTCTGGAGTTAAGTACGGGGGAAGCTTTAATGAGTGGATTGTTGGTTATGACGCTTCAACAGGTAAATCCGAATACAACGATCCTAGCCATAATGAAGCGATTTTGGCAGTTAATGGACCGCTGGAAAAGGTAACCGTAAACGGCATCTTGGCAACTGGGCGAATAGACGCTGAAGTGCTTAACAATAACGATGTCATGAGACTAGCTGTTGGCAGCAATGCGGATTTTAAATTTTCTGCTGATAGCACAAGCGGGTATGAGACCAGTATACATATGGATAATACAGGTCTGGATATCGGTCATAACTCCGCCTCTAGAAGCCTAAACCTTAAAACAAGTAGCACGGATCGGATCACCATCAGCGGTAATGGTGCTGTTTCTTTTAACGGCAACAGCCTTTCTTCTCTTGGCACTGTAACGTCAACGGGTACGATTTTTGGAAACAGCTTTGATGGAGGTTCTAGCGGAACATTTAAGACTGGCTCATATAGTGCTTCAGGTATGGAGGCATATCTTGGGAGAAATGTATTAAGTTTTAAGAGAGATGGTACTTCGTATATCGATCAACTAGGTACAGGTAGCATTTCTATCAGGCTTGGCTCTACCAATGTTGCCGGATTAACAATATCCACAAGCGGGGTCAATGTCGCGCAAGGCGTACTGAATATGGGCGGGACAACCGTCATAACCTCTGCTCGTAACCTGACAAATATCGGCACTATCTCAAGCGGAGCAATCACGGCTTCTGGTCATATCGCCCAGCCAAATAATTATGAAATCAGGGGAACGGATACTGGTGGCGCAGCACGAACATTATTGCGGGTTAACAATAGCAACAAATATCAGATAGGTTGGTCTGGTGCTGGTGACGTAGAAATAGTGGGCGGCAGTAGTTATACGCCTAGAATCACGATTGACACGTCCGGTGATGTAAAGGTTTCAACCGATCTTTTGGTTCTTGGTGAGGCAGATTTTGATGGCGGGATTGTTGTTCGTAGCCAGACTAACGCCATAGGTTACACTCAATTAGGCAACGTGCATAATGAATCCTCCAACGATTATGTAAGAGGAAATTTATTATTTCAAAGAGATCAGGATCAGATCACCTGGGACGAACCCAATAACCAGTGGGTTCATGCAGGAGGAAGCTCTACGGACTGGTCCATGCTTCTGCACGATTCTAGTTTTCTTAATATTTTTTCTGGTCCTCAAATTTCCAATTCTACGGCTTATAGTCACGCTGGATTTAAGAATAGCTTCCTTAGATTATCGATAAACCATTCCAGCGGCAGGTTTGATTTTCAAGACAATGTTCTGGCTGGAGTGGGGTCTTTAACTGGCAGCGGTCAGCAGCTAATTCTTAATGCGGGAGAGAGCGAAAGCAAAGTAACCGGACAAACCAATGAGTGGGTTTATGTGAACGCAGAAAGTGGGTTGTCGGTCAACACCCCAGATTCTTCTCACAGTAACTGGGAGTCAGGATATAGCGTTAATACTACGCTAATTAAAGGTGATGGAATTACCATCTCTGGTAATAGCGTAGCGACAGAGGCTTATGTTAATACCCAGGTAAGCAATTTAGTAGCTTCCGCCCCTGGCAGTTTGGACACGCTGAACGAGCTTGCAGCCGCTCTGGGCGATGACGCTAACTTCAGCACCACAGTTACCAACAGTATAGCTACTAAACTGCCATTAGCGGGAGGAACATTAACAGGCGCTCTGGTCGGCACGTCAGGAGAATTTACTAGTTTAGATATAAATGGTAATGCTGACTTCTCGAATTATATAAATTTTTCCACGAATAATAACGGTCTAATACGGTTTGGTTCTAGAAAAGCATTTGGATCGACTTCTTCTTGGCTTTATATCGATCCTTCCTCTGAATTTTCGTCTGGGGTTTACATCAACAACAGCGTTAAAGTTGACGGTGGTTTGATTGGCTCATACAACGAAGCCTTGCAGCTGCGAACAGGCAACGATACGGCTCTAACCCTAAATTACACAAACCAAGACGCTACTTTCGCAGGAAATATCTCAGGCGGAACAGTTACAACCACGGGGGTAACATCCTCCGGAGATATTAATGTTAATTCTAATCGAATTAATAT